TCAACCATCCACACCATTATACGACAGATCCTTCTGGGGTTGAGTGTATAGAAATTACACGCCATCGCAATTTTAATATTGGTAATGCTTTTAAGTATCTCTGGAGGGCGGGACTTAAAGATGAGTCAAAGACTATTCAAGATCTAGAGAAAGCCATTTTTTATATTAAAGATGAAATCAATAGACTAGAGGGCAAGTATGTCAACTGAAGAAGAGTTAGTTAAACACCTTGATGCTATGAATGATGTGGTTGGAGAATATCTAAAAGGCAGTGACCCAACCCAAATTTCAAAAGAGTTGGCAATTCCAAGAGTCCGTGTAGTTGCATACATTGACGAATGGAAAGAAAAAACTTCAAACAATACCGCAATCCGTGCCCGTGCTAAAGACGCACTTGCTGGTGCCGATGCACACTATAGTAAACTTATTTTAAAATCTTATGAAGTTATTGACGAAGCATCTATGACTAATAACCTTAGTGCTAAAACTTCAGCAATTAAACTTGTTATGGATATTGAGTCTAAAAGAATTGATATGCTTCAAAAGGCTGGGCTTCTTGAGAACAAAGAATTAGCCGAAGAGATGGTTGAAATTGAGCATCGCCAAGAAGTTCTTGTAGGAATTCTAAGAGACATTGCTTCAGAGTATCCAGATGTTCGTGACATTATTATGAAAAGACTTTCTGCTATTGCAAGAGAAGGCGAAGTGATTACAGTTGTCCACGATGTTCAATGAGTTCCTTGAAGTATTAAAAAATAATAACTTTGAAGAGATGCCCGTAGATGCCAAGACATTTGTTGAAGGTGAAAAATACCTAGCCCAACCACCACTGTCTGATGTGCAGTACGATATTGTTGAGGCAATGAGCCAAATTTATAGAATTGAAGATGTTATAGATATTCTTGGTCCAGACAAAGGCACAAAGTATTATAAAAAATATACCAAAAACGAAATTATTCTGCAACTTGGTAAGGGATCTGGAAAAGACTTTACATCAACAGTAGCCTGTGCATACATAGTATACAAACTTCTATGCCTTAAAGATCCAGCACGATACTTTGGAAAACCTTCTGGAGATGCTATTGATATTATTAACGTTGCTATTAACGCTGCTCAGGCTAAGAATGTTTTCTTTAAAGGTTTTAAAACCAAGATTGAGAAGTCTGAATGGTTTGCAGGAAAATATAATGCAAAGGCTGAAAGCATTGAGTTTGATAAAGGAATTACAGTTTACTCTGGTCACTCAGAGCGTGAATCACATGAAGGTTTAAACCTTATACTTGCGGTACTCGATGAAATTTCTGGTTTTGCACAAGAGGTAGGTACAGGAAATGATCAAGGAAAGACTGCAGATAATATCTATAAGGCGTTCCGTGCTTCCGTAGACTCTCGTTTCCCTGATCTTGGTAAGGTTGCATTGCTTTCATTCCCCCGTTTTCCAGGGGACTTTATTTCACAAAAATATGAAGCATCAATTATGGAAAAAGAAGTTATAACATATACACACAAATTTGTAATGAATCCAGATTTTCCAGATGACCTAGAAGGTAACTACTTAGAAATTTTCTGGGATGAAGATCAAATAACATCATATAAATATCCAGGAGTATTTGCACTAAAGAGACCTACATGGGTAGTCAACCCTACTCGTAAGATAGATGATTTTAGACTTGCATTCTTTACAGATATGGGTGATGCTATGCAGCGCTTTGCTTGCGTACCAACCTTTGCATCTGATGCATTCTTTAAACAAAAAGATAAACTTGAAAAATGTATGACACTTAGAAATCCAATTGATAGTAACAAAAGGTTTGACGAATCGTTTAAGCCTGATCCAGACAAAGTATATTTTGTACATGCTGACCTTGCACAAAAGCACGATAAGTGTGCTGTTGCAATTGCACATGTTGACAAATGGGTTAACCTTCAGGTTGTTAAAGACTACGAACAGGTTGCTCCTATTATTATTGTTGATGCTGTTGTATGGTGGGAACCAAAAGTTGAAGGGCCAGTTAACCTATCAGATGTAAAACAGTGGATTCAAAATCTTCGTAGACAAGGTTTTAATATTGGCATGGTTACATTTGACCGTTGGCAATCATTTGATATTCAGCAAGAACTTCAAGCCGTAGGAATCAGAACTGATACTGTTTCTGTTGGTAAAAAACATTATGAAGATCTTGCAATGATGATTTATGAAGAGCGTGTTGCCATGCCATACATACCTTTATTGCTTGATGAAATGTCTGAACTTAAAATTATTAATGATAAAAAAGTAGATCACCCACGTAAAAAATCTAAAGACTTATCAGATGCCGTAACAGGTGCGGTATTTGGTGCACTCTCGCATACCTCAAAGAATCCTAATGTAGAGATAGATATTCATACTTGGTCTACCTCTGCAGCCCGATTTGCAAAGGAACAACAGGATATGGTAGAATTAGAACCTAAGCCAATGACGGAAGATATCCGTGATTACTTGGATAGATTAAACCTATTATAAGAATTCTGATTATTTAATCAGATATACAAAACAAGGAGAAAGATGAATTCATTTAAGAAAATCGCATTAGTCACGGCTGCAGCCCTGTCTTTTGCAACCCTTTCTGCCATGCCGTCACAGGCTTCTGTAAATGCAGACGTAATCTCAATTGATTCAGCACTAGATGCTGTCTCTACTGGGGAATCTTCAACAGCAGTAATAACTGTTTCGTTCTTGGCACAATCAACATCAGATACAGTCACAGTGACTTCATCTGTAACTAGTCTTCCTGTGGGGGCTGCATCACTTGCAACACTCTCAGTACAGGAAACATCTAGTGCAGTAGTCGCTCTTACTTCTGGTAACTATTCTGCTAATATTGCTTCAACAGCAAATACAGCAACATATGTAACTGCAAAGATTAAGGCTACAGTAGATGCTCCAAGCATTGCTGGTACTTATGTATATAAGTTCACACCATCTTTGGGTACAGGATCAACAGGTGGAGTAAACTCTGCAGCAGTTATTTGGACAGTAACAGTTAAGGCAGCGGATCTAACTCCATCTGCTTCAACTACAACTTCAATCCTTAATGCTGGAGAAGTAACTACTGCAACTGCAGATGCTTCAGTTTATGCTCCAAAGGCTACAGCAACAGATGCAGCAGCAGTAATTGTTGTTGCACCTAAGAATGCAGCAGGTGGTTCTGCAACAGAGTCAATGCTTGCAACAGTAACTGGTTCAGGTCTTATTGGTTACGGCACAAATGCTACAACAATGTCAGCAACAGGTCGTGCACTAGTAATTCCTACAGGAAACTACATTGGTGTATTTTCTGACGGTACAGCAGGAGTATCAACAATTACTCTTACAACTCTTACAGGTACAGTAATTGCAACTGAGAAGGTAACATTCTATGGAGATATTGCCTCAATCGTAGCAACTTCAGTTAAGTCTGTTATTGCAGTTGGTGCAAACATAACAACTGTTAAAGCAGTTGCTAAAGATGCTGCAGGCGTAACAGTTGGAGCAGGAACACTTAATGCATACTCAAGCGATATTGCAGTAGTGTCTGATTCAGGTACAGCAGCAACTATTGTTAATGGTGAAGCAGTATTTACTATCACTGGTGTTAAGGCTGGCGGAGTAGCAGTAACAGTTAAGTCTGGAACAATTGCTTCTAACCCAGTATCTGCTCGTGTAGAAGGTACAGCAGCAACTGTAAAGTTGTCTTTTGATAAAGAAGTTTATATGCCAGGAGAGGCAGCAACTATTAAGATTCAAGTTCTTGATGCATCAGGTCTTCCAGTATCTGGAAAGACACACTCTTCACTATTTGCTACAGGCGGAATTACTTCTACCTATGCATTTGGTTCAGGATCAGATATTCTCACAGCAACATCAATTACAACTGATACAGAAACAGTAAAAACTTACAAGGTATTTATGCCTTTGACAGAGAACACTGTAACTATTTCAGCAACAGGTGGAACTTCACTTCCACTTGCTGGCCAGGTTGTTTCAGCAGCATCATCAAAGGTATCTAATGAAGCAGCAAAGGCTGCAACAAAGGCTTCTGAAGATGCAGCAAAGGCAGCGCAGGCTGCTACAGATGCAGCCACAGCAGCAGCAAAAGCAGCAGATGCAGCAACAATTTCTGCACAGGCTGCAGTTGATGCAGTTGCCAAGTTGTCAACTGAAGTTGCAACATTGATTGCTTCATTAAAGAAGCAAATCACAGCATTAACCGCTTTGGTCATTAAGATTCAAAAGAAGGTTCGTGCTTAATTAATCCAACGATTGAGGGGGTTAGCCAAGTGCTAGCCCCCTTTCTTGTTACATAAAATGATATAATAGGGTTATCAAACATCTTGGAAAGGATGTGACCCAACATTAAATCTTTCCTACTAAAAAGTGGTTTGGTGGGACTATTAGTGGTTTTGTGGCTTATCCTAGCCCCAGTTGACCATGCCCGTGCAACAGAAGAAGTAACTTCTCAAGTTTCTACATCTGATACGTCAACAGCAACTATTTCCGTAGGATCAACAGTAACAATTGAAAGCGCAACAGCCACAATAGAGGTAGCACAGGCTACTATAACTCAGGCTGAAACTGCCACGGCAGTCATAGAAACCCAAGCAACAGCCATTACAGGCCCTATAGAGACTATTACAGCCACTATCACACAGGCTCAGACCTCTATTACTCAGGCTCAAACAGTAGTAGATAGTGCTACTGTGGCTGTCAATAATGTTATCTCTATTCAGAATTCCCTGGCCCAAGCGGTAGAAACTCAAACAGTTAGATCACAAGCAGTAGCCACAGAATCAGCAACAGTGCTATCTCTCAACGACAGCATGACAGTTCTTAATACTCAAATAGATAGCCAGACAGCAATAGTTCAAGTTGATTCAGCAACAGTAACCTCAGCCACTAATACATTAAATACTATTCAAAATGATATTAATATTGCTAATGGTGGCACCCCAACTACAACTTATATTCAAAAAGATGATGACAGTTCATTTAAAATGACTTTGCCATATGACCTTAAACTTGGAGATCAGACCTATACAAATGTTTATGTGGCTACAAATGGTTTGATATCTTTTGGAACCGCTCAAGGATGGGGAGGCAACGCTCCAGCAGTTTATGTAAATTTTCGTGACTGGTGGAATGTAGATGCAGGCACTTACTTAAGATATACAACTACAATAAATTCTCTTTTAATTGAATGGCTTGTTACTCCATATGCTACACATACACCAGGAACTCCAACTACTAATATTATTTTTGATGCTGACGTTAACCCAGCAACTGGCACTTGGAAGGCAGACATTTCTTCTGCTGGACTTCCTGGAGATAATACAAATAATCCAGTTCAGGTTGCACAACGTGTTGGAAATACAACACAATATTCTACAATCCCAATAGTAAAATCTAGTTCATCTAATTTTACAGCACATGTTGATGTGACTGGATATACTCCTTATGCAATGCCTGCCCCAAATGAAAATTTAGCGCAACAATTAACTACTGCACAAAGTAATTTAACCGCAGCCCAATTAGCATTAACTACAGCCCAATCTATTCTATCTGGTTTGCAATCAAATAAAAATGCATTACAATCAGAAATTAATGCAGCACTGGCAGTACTTAACACTGCACAATCAAATTTAACAACAGCAAATCAACAGGTAGTTTACTGGCAGGGTCAAGTTCAAACAGCAAAGTCACAATTAGATTCAGCAATTATACTTGTAACACAATCAATTAATTCAATGGGATCAAGTATCAACGCTGCTGATGCACTTGTAGATGCAACACTTTCTGCAGAAGAATCAGTTAGACAAGCAATAGCAAGGGCAGCGCAGCAAGCAGCAAATGAAGCAGCAGCAGCCGAGGCACAAGCACAAGAAAATGCAAGAATTGCAACAGAACAGGCCAATATAGAAGCACAAGCAGAGGCAGATAAGGCAGAAGAAGATGCAAGAATTCAAGCAGAGATAAATGCACAAGCAGAAGCAGACGCTCTTGCTGCCGAACAAGAAGCAGCGGATAAAGCAGAGGCAGATAGAATTTTAGAAGAACAAAAGGCACAAGATGAAGCAGATCGTATTGCACAAGAAGAGGCAAATGCTCAAGCCCAAGCAGAGATAGAAGCGCAGGCAGAAGCAGATAGGATTGCTGAAGAAGAAAGAATTGCCCAAGAGCAGGCAGATAAAGAACAACAAGCAGAGGATGCAAAAGCAGAAGAAGATGCTCGTATAGCAGAAGAAAAAGCAGCCTTAAATGAAGGAAAACCAGAAGCAGTAGATAGTACTGTTGATAATGCTTTGTCCGATGGAAAATTAAATGCATCAGAAGTTGCAGATATAGTAGATGTTATGTCAGCAGATGGCAAAGTTGATTCAAAAGAAACTGATCAATTAATTGAAGCATTGTCAGAAGATGGCAAAATGTCAATTAAAGATCAACAATCTGTACTAGATGCCCTTGCATCAGACGGAGATGTTTCAAAAGAAGATGTTGCAGCAATTGTTGCATTAGTTTCGGGGGATGGTAAATTATCTGAAGCAGAAAAAGACATTGTTGCTGATGCATTAATTCAATCTGTAGCCCCAGGAGAAAATCTTACAAGTCAACAAATATCAGATGCGGGAATTCAATTTAAAGATTTACCACCAGAAACACCAGTTGAGGTTAGAACTGATGCTAGTGGAAATGAAGTAGTAATCACTGCTGAAACTGCTGCAAATGTTGAATTAGTTACAGATGCAGGAGCATTAGCAGTAGCAGTGTTTACAGATCCAGGAGCAGCATTAGCAGCAATTGGAAGTATTGGAGCAGACATGTCTCCAGAAGAACGCAAAGGTGCAGAAAATATGGTTGTAGCAACAGTTGTTGCAACTGGAGCAGCGTTAAATGCAGTTGGTATGGCAGCAGGGGGGGCAACAACAGGTGGTGGAACAGGTGGAGGAGGTTCTGGTAGTAGCGGAG